CCCCCGCCACCGAACATATCACCAATAACAGGTAGACCAGAAAGATAGTCCTGCGCGCCCTCAAAAATACCACTAAACAAACCACTTTGTCCAGAAGCTAAACTGGGCTGGCCTAACGCAGCCGCTGCTATCTGCTCCTGTAGTGTAGCTTCTCTGCCTAACACGCTATCAAGCAAGGAACGCTGCTGTTGTAGTCTCAACTGGTTTGCTAAGTCTTCAGCTTGTAAACGTGTCTCCGAAGCTCTACCACCTAACTGAGCGAGGTACTGTGCGCCAGTCAGCTGCCCACCAGTAGCAAGCTCGGCAGGAGTAGCTGCGGCACCAAAGAGTCCGAGAGCCTGTTGTTGTGGCATATAACCAGCACCTAACAAACCAGTAGCTCCTGCAAGTGATTGCTGTTGTTCAGCTAATGCTTGCTGTCTAGCACCTAAACTAGCTCGTGACATAGCTTCCTGTCGTGCAGTCTCCTGTGCCAGTAACTCAGGAGAAGCACCACCATAAGCAGCGGAGGAAAGACCTAAGCGACCTTGGGACAGCATACGCTCTTCCAACGCTAGACGCTGACGTTCCTCTTCGGGACGCTGTGTGGCTCTAATTTGCTCGAAGATAGCTGCTTGTTGTGCCGCAGGGTCTTGTCCTACTTGACCAAATAAACCTGCTGCTTGTCCCATTAGCTGCGTTTGTAAAGCCTGTTGCTCAGGAGACAAACCAACGGTTAAACCCCCTTCAGGTGTTGCCGAGACATCAGCTAAAGTACCTGTGACTGTGTAGGGTTTAAACTGAGTAGCTTCCCCTACCTGTCCTGCAAGTCCTGTAAGGGCTGCCTGCTGCTCACGACCTAGCTGTTGAACGTCTTGGATGTTCTCACGTCCTAGGTAGTAATCAGCACCGGCTCTAGCTGCGTCAGTTAAATCAAATAAACTCATTATATTAGTCTCCCTAATAGAGCATGTATGTCAATTTTTTGAATAGAGAACTGAGCATCATTAATCTCAGCTTCAAGGCCAATCGTCACTACCTCACCGCTACCACTGGTGTTTACCTTCGGAGTGTTGATAAGAATAGATGAAGTGTATTCACCAGTAGTGTTGTACTCAGCAATGCCGTACTCGGCTAGAGTTCCTGTACCAAAGATAAATGCTTGTTTGGTATAATTTTGCGCATAGTCATAGCCCCAGTTAAGAGTTGTGGGCGTGCTTTGACCACCGATAATAGTTAAGTTAAACTTCTTCAAGAACTTTAGGTTGGACGTATTGCCAAAGTCCAAAGGATTACTAAAGTAACGCATCTCGTACTTCTCAGTCCCATCTAAGTAGCCACTGTACTTTACAATACCGCTGTCTTTACCTATGTAAACAGTACCGTCTTCAAGAACAGTAAACGACAAAGGGTAGAGGCTTGACCAAGTAGTAGCGCGCTGAGAACCATCCTCTAGTGGTGTTCTCATATCAAAACAATATGCAGTGTTGCTGTCAGGAAGTGTCAACACATAGAAAGCATTGTCAGAACTATACATAGACTTTATAGGATTACTTTGTAAAACTACTAATGACATTAAATCAGTACGTACATTCTTACTGATGTCGCGCATAGGTAGGGACTTTTCTTGTATAACCCTTTCGAAACTACGTACACCTGAATTAGACAAAAAGAGAATGTCTTTGCCTGTGTGCTGTACTGAGTCACGAGCGATACAACCAACGCCCTCTACAGTGTCTACAAGGGTCATAGAGGCCGGAGAAGTAGCACCGGAGTACACCAGTATAGACTTCTTGCCAAAGATGATTAGAAAGCCATTGTGAGCTGCTAAGGCTGTTATCTCATCAAAGCCCGTAGGCCATACAGTCGTGACGTCTAACGAACCTGAAGTACCGCCTGACCAGTGATGTCCATTTAACAAATCAGACCAGTATACTGTGTGCTTATTACCAGTAACATCAGCCGCCCAAAGTCTACCGTAAGCTGCTAAAACTTCATTAGCCTCTGGTGGTGTACCTGTCGCGTGTGTGTGTGCTGAGTGTTCTTCCAATACAAAAGAACCCTCGTGGTCGCTGCCAAGCACGTACTCATGGTCTCGTTGGAACAAATACACATGGTCGTTTAGAGTCACAACTTTCCAGTTGTTAGCTGTGGGAGTGTAACCTGTGGGTGTCGCGTCCGTCAGTGTTGTAGTCCCTGTAAATATTTTGTTGTTACCTGCTGACAGTATATATTTATCGCCGGAAGAATCAATGTATTCGTACACTGTTTCAATACCACGGCTAGTCCCTAGTACGGAGGAACCGTTGGTACTGACTTCCTCCCAGCCTTCTCTTGCACCGATACGACCCAACTTGTCAATAACACAGTTGTCTGCGATAGACGCAAACGAAGGATTACCACCAATAGGTGAATCCTCTGTGTTAAGGCCATAGAATCCCGGCGCTGCTACTGTAATGTTCTGTAATTGTTGAGCCATTATGAATACCAGATAGTTTCTTCGGGGTGTTTGGCTGAGTCATAAGCAATGGCGTCGGACAAAGAGACATCAGCCAGAGCAAACAATTCAGCGGCGCTTGTTCCACCAGTTTCTCCACGCTCCCTAGCACCCAACGCTGTAGCCAGTTGAGTCACCGGCAAAGAGGGAACTGTGAGCTTGTCAGTATCTTCAGTAAAGTCAGCAGTACGTACAGCAGAGTTAAATGTCAAGGTGTACGCTTTGTCTGGGTTAGGATAAATCTCAACAGTGTCATCACCATTAGTGTCTACACCTTTGAAGCAATAGTACTGAGGCTTGCCCGACGGTGGAGGAGTTACTAAGTTAGCATTATCCATCCAAGCAGCACCACGGTATTGTACAAAGTTCTTAGAAGTCTCATCAACAACGTTAAAGACCTTCAAGTTAGTGCCTGAGCCTGTCAAAGAATATGTAGTAGTGTCAGCAACAAGAGACACAGGAAGCTCGGTACGCAATGCAGTCCAGTCGTAAGCGTCCTCTACAGTTCTTTTTGCATCATTAACAAACTCTCCTATCAGTTTAGAGTAGCTGTTCTGTGCTACAGTGCTTACCTCCTCCTCGCGGAGCCGACGCAGTACACTGTTTACTATCTGTAAGTATGTCATTAATTAAACCCTTCTTCCTGTTAATAAACCCTGCGGTCTACGTTGTGTTGCTTGTGTTGGTTGTAAAAACTGTCCTAGTATGTTTGTTTGTGGTAACACAGGTGCCGTTGGGACTTGAGCAACTGGCATTAGAGGCTGTTGTCCTAGCCTTTGTATCTGTGGAGCTGCTGTTATTTCTGTTTCAAACTGCAACATATCCTTAAACAAAGTATCCGTAGTTCTTGTGCCTGCTCGCGGTGAAGCCATAAACGAAGGCATGGTTATTTGTGGTAAGTTAAGATTAATATTAGGTAAGTCTATGCTAGGCAAGTCTACGCTTGGTAAGTCTACTTCAGGTATAGCATCAACTACTGTCTCTACGACATCACCTACAACTTGCCCTGCGTCCTCAACTACATCACCAACAACCTGCGCTACGTCCTCTACAGCCGCTCCTGTGTCCTGAGCTACGTCTTCAATAATATCACCAGCTGACTGTCCTATGTCTTCCAGAACGTCTCCTGTGACCTGTAGAGCGTCTTCTCCTGCCTGTAATGCTGGGTCTACAAACTCTTCACCTATGTAGTCTAAAACATCGTCTACGGGGTCTACAACACCTTCTTCAACAGCATCGCCTATGACCTGTGCAACGTCTTCCACTACATCACCAGTCGTCTGAACTACGTCTTCCGCAACGTCTCCGATGGTTTGTGCAACAGGGTCTACAATCTCTTCACCCACAAAGTCTAAGACATCATCTACAGGGTCTACAACGTAGTCTTCAATAACGTCCCCTACTTCCTGTGCTACATCTTCAGCAGCCTGTATAGCAGGGTCTACGAACTCAGAACCTACGTAGTCAAGAGCATCATCTATCGGGTCAATAATAACATCTTCGACTACTGCCGCGATAGGTTCTACCGCTTGAAGGATAGGGTCAACTACCTCACTACCGAGTAAGTCTAGTATGTCGTCCGCTGGGTCAATGATAACATCCTCGACTACATCGCCAACTACTTGGGCTACGTCTTCGACACCATCAAAGATAGGCTCTAAAGCGTCTCCTACGTTCTGTACTACTTCCACGATAGGGTCTAAAACGGAAGAAAGGTCACCGACAGCTATATCAGGAACACCTCCGAAACCACCACCCTCAGTTATGTATTCTATTAAACCATCTTCCAAAGACTCTTGTAAGTTACCGCCTGACACCGCTGTTTCTAAGGCTGCTATTGTTCCTTCAATAAAGTCAGGGTCGTTAGCAAGTTCAGTCGGGATACCGATAGCTTCCAAGTTATCAGTAATCAAATTGTTACCACCAACTGCTAAAGCAGCACTCAGTGGGTCTTGGTTACCTATTGCCTCAATCAGCTGTGTTGTTTGACCATGAGTAAAATTACCCAAGCCAGTTCCCGGTACAATAATCTCTTGTCCTGTGGCTGGGTCTATCGTTGTTGCATTGGGAGCAATAATACCTGCTTGTTCCAAACCACCAATAACCAGATTAGCGTAATCAGAACCGTGTAGTGTTTCACCTGATGCTAAACGAATAGCAGAGTAAAGCTGTTCTGATTTACCACCTGTTGCTATGGCAGCAGCAGTACGTGCCATAGGAACAATAACACCGTCACGCGCCTTTACCCAACTAGAGCTAGTATCTGCGCTTTCGTCGTTGGTGCTTCCTAACGCCCTTAAAAAGTTTTCATCATCAGACGCTAAATAATGCTCAGAGGTTGCTCTGTGTTCTTGGTCAGGAAAAAGTACTACTTCCCTTGCGAAGAATAAAGCATCATCACTGTCAGTAAAATTAGTTGGCACTTCATACAGTTTATTGTTCTGTACAAAATAAGTTTTGTTTTCATCAAAAGTATCAGAAGCATTTGTTGTTAAAATCTGAGCAGATAACTTTAAGTATTCTTCTCTAGGTAAAGACTCTTCATCATATAATTGATGTAAAAAAGACAGCTGAGAGCCAGTATCAGCAGCGTCATAAGCTTCTCTGAAAGCTGCTTCATCTTCTTTATATAGAGAATAAAGCTGGCTTCTGTTTTCTTGGTTCTGTTCTGTAAGCAGTTGTTGATATTCAGTATTAAACTTAATGGGGTCTGCTAAGGTTTCTTCGTCAAAGTCTGCTCTTGTTTTGCCTATATTGGCTAACATATCTTCCTGTAACTGAACACCAAAACTTTCTAGTCTTTCTTCTGTTACACCCTCGCCGAGAGTAGTTTCGGGTTCAAACATTTGATTTAGACCCGACAAGTCCAAATTAAAAGTAAAATCACTATCAGCTAAAGCGTCTAAATCTACAAGAGGGACAAAGGGGTCAGCTTCCTCGTCAAACGAACTGGCAAGGCTAACAACTTCTTCGGCACCCACAGGCTGTATTGTGTAGTCAGGTGTAGTTTTTTGTTTAGCTTCCCACGCTGCTAAGTCTTCTCTGTAGTAACGACTTCTACTACCGCCACGATAGCGACTTGGGTCTGGTTTAGGTAGTGCCATTCTTAACCCCTTTTGTTTTTTCTACGGTACGTAACGCACCTAGTCCGAGCATACCCATAAGAACTGGCATCATTGTTGACAAATCTATAAGGGGAATGTTGACTGTAGAATCGGCCAAAGCCAACGTAAAATTTGCCATCGGAATAACCAAGAAGTTACTCGCCATAGAAAGCACGCATACCCAGCCGACAGCCGGACGCCAACCTGCGACAAATAAGTTCCTATGTCCCGCTTCAGTTTTGTTTACCTCTATCTGTGCCATTGCACTTTCGTGTGCGTGTTTCTGCGCCATGGTTGCAATCTCATGGGCAATCTTTTGCTTGGTGTCAGCATCGGGTATAAACTTATCAAGTATGCTTGTAACGGGTTGTATTAAAGATGTAAGTATACTCATATTATACACTATTTAGTCTTGTTTGTCAAGTAGTTTTTTACCATGAACTAACATTTGTACTGTGTCTGACTCGTATATTCTAATACCCAACCACACTATGGTGAATATAGAGGCGACTGGGGGTAACCAAGCTGCGAGAGCAAGGATACCTGTTGATGCGGCAGCTACGTCCAAAACTTCTTTTGTTTCTTCCACCATGTTTAAATCCTTTAAAAGCTCGCTAAGTAAATAAATACGTATATCAAAACAGGAAGAACTGCAAGGGCTATA